TAACTGATAAAAAAGTATTAGTCATCGTACCTACAACTTCTTTAGTAGAACAAATGCTGACTGACTTTGTTTCTTATGGTATGCCAGAAAATATCGCTCATAAAATTTATTCTGGAAAGGATAAAGAAACGAATGCTGCGATCGTAATTTCAACTTGGCAATCGATATACAAACTACCTCGTATTTGGTTTGAACAATTCGGTGCTGTGTTTGGAGATGAGTGTCATGGTTTCAAATCTAAGTCGTTAACAAGTATAATGGATAAATGCGGTGAAGCAGAATATAGATATGGTACGACAGGAACTTTAGACGGAACACAAACTCATGAGTTGGTTTTACAAGGATTGTTTGGTAGGACGTATAAAGTTACAACAACTCGTGATTTGCAAGATGATAATCATTTAGCAAAATTAGAAATTAAAAGAATTGAATTAGAATATTCTGAACTAGAAAAAAGAGATTTTGGTCAAAAGACTTATCAAGAGGAAATTGATTATATCATTTCAAATCAAAGAAGAAATAATTTTATAAGTAAATTAGCGGTTGATCAGAACGGCAATACATTGATACTATATAATTATGTGGAAAAACATGGGAAACCATTATACAATATGATTAAAGATATGGTAAAAGATGATAGAAAGGTTTTCTTTGTTTCCGGTGAAGTAGATGCAACAGATCGCGAAGCAATTCGTGGAATAGTGGAGAAACAAAAAAATGCTATTATCGTGGCTAGCCTTGGAACTTTTAGTACTGGTATCAATATACGAAACTTACACAACATTATATTTGCCTCACCTTCGAAGTCACAAATCCGTGTTTTACAGTCCATTGGTCGCGGTCTTCGTAAAAGCGATGACGACTCAACGACCGTTCTATATGACATTATAGATAATATTAGTTGGAAATCTAGGAAAAATTTTGCTTTTATTCATTCTGAAGAAAGACTTAGAATTTACGAAAAAGAAAGATTTATCCACAAAACCTATAAGGTGTCATTCAAATGATAGACTTAACATTAAAACAATTTAAAATGTCTAATGACGATGAACTTATTTGCGAAGTATTAGAATGGAATAATGAAGAAAATGATGCGTTGATTGTCAGAAATGTTTTGAAAGTAGTTAATGTAGAAGACTTTGAAAAAGGCATACGGTTTTATGCATTCAGACCATGGATGGTTTTTATAGACGATCCAGATGAACTACACACTATCAATTCACAACACATTATATCCGAAGTAAATCCATCACCTGATATTATTACTCAGTACATAAAAGCGATTAAAGAGTTAAAGAATAATATTAAATTAAAAAGAAAAAAACCTTCTGCTTCTTTAGATGAAATGTCTAGTAGAATGATGGATATGGACGAAGAAGAATTTGAATCTTATTTAGATGAAATAGTTTATTTATCAAATAAAGATTCAGATCTACCACAAAATGTGATTAAGTTTCCACCGAAGGGAACATTTCATTAATGTCTTTTTTAGTTCATCCGTTACCACCTATTCCTGTTCATGTAAGAAAAGAATATCTTTATGATCTAGAAAAAGGTCATGGTGAATATACTCCAGGTATATGGATTGCAGTTAAATCAGTACAGTATAAAGCACTATATTTCGAAACATTATTAACAGAATATGGAGCATTGTACGATAAACTTCCATTGTCAGCTTTTGTTCATAATCTTGATCATAACAATCTCCCTCTCGATGTTCTTCAGATTTGGGATTGTTTTGATTATGACATTACTGTAATAAAAAAACCATTGCTAAGTCGGTGTGAATTTTTCGCTAAAGATCGTAAGATGTATTCTGGTGAATATATATTTACGATTGATAATGCTCATCGTGATCATTCCTATATTAACACCAATTTTAGTGAAGATGATCCAGAACATAAAAGTTTTAATGTAATAAAGTTGGATAATGGACAATTCGCAGCTCAACCTAATAACAGAATTATATGGCATGATTCAAGTCTAACTCCTAGTAAATTAAAACAACCAGATTTTAAAGTATGCACACAAAACTATGTTGTTGAAGTAAAATCGAAATGGTCAGTTGGTCACACCGATGAATGGCAATACAAATCCTTAGATGAAAAATAGTATTCCCTGTTCTCAAAAGCGTTATCTTTATTATATCACCTTTTCAGAAAAAGTAAAGAAGTTTTTTTACAAATTAAATCAAAAAATAGTTCTTTACTTTGTGCTATTAATTTAGTATAATATATCTTGTTATGAAAGGTTTATTATGGCAAAAAGAAAAAGTATTCACTACGTTAACAATGCTGACTTCTCTCAAGCAGTTGTAGAGTATGTTACAGAAGTTCGTAAAGCAGAAAATGAAAAAAAAGAAATCCCTATTGTTCCAGATTATATCGCACAATGTTTTTTACGGATTTCTGAAGGTTTATCTCACAAATCTAATTTCATTCGATATACATATCGTGAAGAAATGGTAATGGATGCGGTAGAGAATTGTTTAAAAGCAATTCATAACTACAATCTAGAAACTGCCACTCGTACTGGTAAACCAAATGCATTTGCATATTTTACGCAAATTAGTTGGTATGCTTTTCTTCGCCGTATCGCGAAAGAGAAAAAACAACAAGACGTGAAACTTAAATATCTGGCGAAATCAGGTATCGAAAATTTCGTTGATCTAGATATGGCAGATGAAGCGGCTGGGCAAGTGATATCTACTTTTGTTGATACTCTTAGAGATAGGATAGAGAAAGTCAAAGATAACGATCAAATCTTTGATGAGTACTATAAAGAAGAGAAAAAGAGAAAACGAACTAGAACTGCAGATTCAGATTTAAGTGAGTTTATGGAATGAAAAAAACTAAAATGTATCAAGTCGAAGTTCTAGAACGAGGTGATGATCTTGTGATTGAATTTCCAGAAGAGATTGTTGAAGAACAAGGATGGAGAATTGGTGATACACTTGAGTGGATCATTCATGATGATTATGTTATATTGAGAAAAAAACCAGATGAAAATAGCAGTTCTTAACGATACACATTGTGGTATTCGCAATTCCTCAGAAATATTTTTAAATAACGCAAAAGACTTTTACGAAAACATATTCTTTCCGGAATGTGAAAAACATGGCATTGAACAAATTATTCATTTAGGTGATTACTATGATCATCGTAAGTTTGTAAACTTCAAAGCACTCAATCATAATCGTAAACATTTTTTAGATGTGTTGCGTTCGCGTGGAATGAAGATGGATATTATTCCAGGTAATCACGACACATACTATAAAAATACGAATGATCTTAATTCTCTTAAAGAATGTCTTGGTCATTACATGAACGAGATCCATATTATTATGGAACCAAAAGTGATGGAGTATGGCTCACTCAAAATAGCGATGTTACCTTGGATTTGTCAAGATAACTATGAACAATCTATGAACTTTATTAAACAATGTAAAGCAGATTGGTTGGGTGGTCATTTAGAACTTAATGGGTTTGAACTTATGCGTGGTGTTGAAAATAACCATGGTATGAATCATAAACTCTTTGAAAAATTTGAACTAGTTCTCACTGGTCACTTTCATGTTTCATCTCGTAAAGATAATGTTTGGTATCTCGGTAGTCAAATGGAGTTCTTTTGGTCAGATGCTCATGATCCTAAGTATTTTCACATTATCGATACCGAAACTCGTGAAATAGAAAAAATTCATAATACTCACACTTTATTTGAAAAAATACTTTACAACGATGAGAAAATAGACTATAATAGTTATGAGTTAAAAAATTTGGATAATAAGTTCGTGAAAGTTGTTGTCGTCAATAAAAGCGATGCTTTCGTTTTTGATAGATTCATCGATCGTATTCAAAACCAAAATATTCATGAATTAAAAATTGCTGAAAACTTTAACGAGTTTTTAGGAGAGAATGTAGATGATGAAGGTTTGATGGTTGAAGATACAGCAAGATTAGTTGATGACTACATTGATGGTGTTGACACTGATTTGGATAAAGATAGAATAAAAATAAATATGCGCGAACTGATGACAGAAGCACAAGCTTTGGAAATAGCATGATTATATTTAAAAAAGTGCGTTGGAAGAATTTTCTTTCGACAGGAAATACATGGACTGAAATGCAATTAGATGCACATAAGTCCACACTTATTGTCGGTCACAATGGGGCTGGCAAGTCTACGATGCTGGATGCTATATCATTCGCTCTCTTTGGCAAACCACATCGTAACATCAACAAACCTCAGTTAATCAATTCAATCAATAATAAAGATTGTGTTGTTGAGGTTTCCTTTAGCATTGGGCAGAGCGAATATAAGATTGTACGAGGTATTAAACCAAATACCTTTGAAATATGGAAAAACAGTACACTCATAAATCAATCTTCCCATGCTAAAGAATATCAGAAGATCCTCGAACAAAACATTTTGAAACTTAATCATAAGTCGTTTCATCAGGTTGTTGTATTGGGTTCCTCCTCTTTTATCCCATTTATGCAATTATCTGGCGGACATCGTAGAGATGTTATCGAGGATCTTCTTGATATTAATGTTTTTTCGCATATGAATATTATTCTAAAAGAAAAGATCAACACGTTAAAAGATAAGATTAAAGATATATCATATCAAATTGATTTGTCTAAGAATAAAATTGAAACACATGAAAAATATATTAAAGATGTAAAACATTTAACTGATCAAAACATTAATGAAAAAAGAAATAAAGTGATTGACAATCACAAAGAGATTGACAGTTTACAATTGGTGAACAATAATCTGTCTGAAGAAATAGAGGGAGTTCATGAAGAATTACAAAATGAACTCAACAAACTGCATGATAAAAAACAATCGCTCTTACAATACTCTGCTCAATTCAAACAGCAAATGGCATCAGTCGTTAAAGATGCGAAATTTTATGAAGAAAATGAAACATGTCCAACCTGTGACCAAGGTATTGATTCGGACGTTAGAGAAAGAAAACTTGAGTCTTCGAAGGCGAAAGCGAAAGAACTTAAAAGTGCTATGTCAAAACTCTCTGAGGAATCAGTTGTTGTTGAACAATCTATATCAACAACAACTGATTCACTTTCCAAGATACGAGACAAACAAAACACTATACATTCTAACAATCAACAAATCGCTCGGCTTCAAACAGAAATTACATCTCTCGAAGAAGATATATCTGGATCATCTATCGCAGATTTGAAACAAGCAGAAAAAGATTTAAAGTCATTTATTAATGATAAAAATGAATTGTTAGAAAATAAATTTAAATATTCTGATGAGTTTTCTTATAATCAAGTCATGTCTGAGATGTTAAAAGATACTGGAATTAAGACTAAGATAATCAAGCAGTATCTTCCTGTTATTAATAAACTAGTTAATCAATACTTACAAATTTTAGATTTCTTTGTTCATTTTGATTTGGACGAAAGTTTTACCGAAACAATAAGATCACGTCACAGAGATGAATTTACATATGATTCATTTTCTGAAGGTGAAAAGCAAAGAATTGATTTGGCACTACTTTTTACTTGGAGACAAATTGCTAAGATGAAGAATAGTGTTGCGACAAATCTTTTAATCCTTGATGAAACATTCGACTCATCCTTGGATCATGAGGGTGTAGATAATCTATTGAAGATTCTTTATACACTTGGTGACGATACAAATATTTTTGTTATCTCACATAAAGGAGAAATCCTTGATGGTAAGTTCAATGCTAAAATTGAATTTAAGAAAGAAAAAAACTTTAGTAAAATTGCTGCTTAGTGGTTTACTTTTTACTCGAAATGAGTTATAATATATTATTAATTAACATGGAGTTATGTTATGGAATTGAATGACGGTACATTACAAATATTAAAAAACTTTTCTAGTATTAATCCTAATATTATGATAAGAAACGGAAATGTTCTTAAAACTATCAGTGAGGCAAAAAATGTCTTAGTAAAAGCTGAAGTTCAGAATGAATTTCCTCAAGACTTTGGGATCTATGATCTCAATGAGTTTATTGGCGTTTTGTCTTTGGTTGATAAACCAACAATGTCTTTTAGAGACGAGTCAGTCGTTCTAAGTGATGCGTCTGGTAGATCTAAAGTGAATTACTTTTATTCTGCAGAAGAAACTTTGACGACACCTCAAAAAGACATTAACATGCCTGAATCTGAAGTTAGTTTTACATTAGATTCTTCAACTCTTGATAAAATCAAAAGAGCTTCTTCGACTCTCGGTCACAACGAAGTAGTTATCACACCTGGAAATGGTTGTATTACCCTTTCTGTGACCGAAACGCAAAATTCTACTTCAAACTCATTCGATATTGATATAGCAGGTGAATATCTCGATGGAGTTGATTTTAAATTTATTATGGATATTAATAACCTTAAAATCATTCCAGGTGATTATGAAGTTAAGATTTCTTCGAAACTTATTTCACAATTCAGTCATAAAACGATTAATATTCAGTACTGGATTGCCCTTGAAAAAACATCAATGTATGGAGTATAAATGATGTCAAACGTTCAACAATTGCAAGATCTTGCAAACAAATCTTCTCGCAGCACTGTTGCTGTTATTGATGCCATGACTCAACGTGGTGCATTCAAAGGTGAAGAACTATCAACCATTGGTCAACTTCGCGATCAGTGTATTGCTATTATTCAACTTTGCGAACAAATGGCACAAGAAGCCGCAATGGATGACGGAGAAGATTAATATTTACAAACTTTGAATTATTTGATATAATACCTTTTTGTTATGGAGTTTGTAAATGAATGAATATCTTTGGGTTGAGAAGTACCGTCCTCGAAAAGTTGCTGAAACTATTCTACCTGAAAAGTTAAAGCAAACATTCCAAAGACTAGTAGATACTGGTGAATTGCCTAATATGCTTTTCACTGGTACTGCTGGACTTGGAAAAACCACAGTTGCGAAAGCATTGTGTGATGAATTAAATTTGGATCATATTCTAATTAATGGTTCTGAGAATGGTAATATTGATACTCTTCGTGGGAAGATTAAACAATTTGCTTCATCTGTATCACTTCAGGGCGGTGTAAAAGTCGTTATACTTGACGAAGCAGATTACCTGAATCCTCAATCAACACAACCTGCTCTTCGTGGTTTTATCGAAGAGTTTTCTAATAATTGCCGATTTATTCTTACTTGTAATTTTAAGAATAGAATCATTGAACCACTACATTCTCGTTGTGGTGTCTATGAATTTAATACGTCAAAGAAAGATATGGTCAAGCTTGCCGAAAAGTTTTTTGAGCGAGCTAAGTTTATTCTAAACACTGAAGGAGTAGAATACGATGAAAAACTTATTCCACCGATTATTATCAAGCATGCGCCTGATTGGAGAAGAATCCTCAATGAACTCCAGCGACATTCTGTTTTGGGGTTTGTGGGTGTTAATGATTCTGTATCTACTGGGTACGATGATCTATTCCAGCATCTAAAAGAAAAAGACTTCAAGAAGATGCGTTCATGGGTGGTTAACAATATAGATACAGATGCTTCTGCAATCTTTCGCGCTATCTATGATCGCATGTACGACAAATTAGAACCAAGTTCAATACCACAATTGGTTCTTATTCTTGCTGATTACCAATATAAAAATGCATTTGTAGCAGACCATGAACTCAATGTAGTTGCATGTATGACGGAGATCATGGCAAATGTCGAATTCGCTTAGTCCATTTGATTTCCTGAATGATATCAATTATGATAAGAAAAATATCATGGTTGATGATATCACAGAAAAACAGTATGTTCCTTTTATGGTTAATCGAGGACTTTCGTATTTTCAAGATACAGTTCTTATGGCAAATGAGATGAATATCAACCATCACCTAGACAGCCGTCTTCAATTTGATTTTTTTATAAATATAGTTAGAAAACGTAAAAGATTTTCTAAATGGTTCAAACCTGAATCAAACAGTGACGTGGAAGTAGTCAAGGCATGTTATGGTTATAGTAATGAAAAAGCCCGCCAAGTCTTGTCCCTTCTTACAAAAGAACAACTAGAAGAATTGAAGAAGAAGGTTTACAAAGGTGGAAGAAAATAAAATAGTAGAATGGACACCAACCTCTATGTTAGAGGTTACTCTCAATGAACCAGATGATTTCTTAAAGGTTCGTGAGACTCTCACACGCATTGGTGTTGCATCCAGAAAAGACAATAAACTTTATCAATCATGTCACATCCTTCATAAACAAGGTAGATATTTTATCGTACATTTTAAGGAGTTATTCCTTCTTGATGGTAAGAAGTCTAACCTTGAAGAGAATGATGTTGCACGTAGGAATACAATTGCCACACTTATGAGTGATTGGGGATTAATTACTATTGACAATAAGGATAATGCTCAACCATTAGCGCCTTTGCGTCAAATTAAAATTATCTCTTATAAAGATAAGGATAAGTGGGAATTGTGTCCAAAATATAATATTGGAAATAAGTAAAACCCTTTACTTTTTCGAAAAAAGTATTATATATAATTTAGGATGCCGAATAGTTCGGGTCTATACATAACCTTGCTTAATTGGAGGTCACAATGACTAAAGCAACTTTATTGCCACGAAACGCATTTCTTGGTTTCGATCACATCTTCGATCAGTTGGAAAATATTCACAACCATGCGAAGGATACCTATCCCCCACATAACGTAGTTAAACACGATGCGTATCATTACGAAATCGAACTAGCTGTGGCTGGATTTAGTAAAGAACATATTGATATTGAAGTAAAAGATCACGTTCTGACTATCAAAGGTGATAGACCACAACGGCGTTCTCAAGAACTTTATGTTCATAAAGGTATCAGTGCTCGAAATTGGAGCAAGTCATTCAGACTGTCGGAATATACCGAAGTAAATGGAGCCGATCTGGTGGATGGGATTTTAACTGTCAAACTTGAAGTTGTCCTTCCCGATGAAAAGCTGCCTCGTAAAATTTCAATTGGAAACAAATACGAGGTCAAAAATGACAACAATAGCGCTGAACTACTCACAGAGTCTGTTTAACGGACTGTGGAGAGTTTTAAGAAACACTTTTAAAGGTATGATTCTTGGTTACATGCTAGCACGGCAGACACAAGCGAATTACCACATTGCTCGCCAGTTGATTTGCGAATATAGAGGTGCTGGTCACACAGTTGAATCTCTACATCACAAACTCAATATGGAAACTCTTGATAGATTAAGAAAAGAGTATGGCAATGTTTAAATTCTTTAAAACTATTATGGACAATTTAAATAAATCTCCAGTAGAAAGATATCTTGCTCAATCGTCAGATCGTTATGATCTGGAAGAACGTTTGAAAAAGTTAGCATACGGTAAAGCGAGATTATTTTAATGTGGCCATATACCGATGAAGAATGGGAAGTGTTAACATAATAAATAGTGGGGAGTGAGAAATCTTGCTCCCCATAATTTTAGGAGGTACATATGACAGAATGCGAAAAGTGTGGACACGAATGCCACTGCGATGGTAATTGCAAAGATTGTGTTAATGACGTTTGTACAGATTGTGCATGTGATAATAAAGTAGATATACCAGATAGCTTTACAAAGGAGAATACTTAATGGCATCAGAAAATTGGAATACTTGTATTGAAATGATTCTTCATCATGAAGGTGGATATGTTAACCATCCATCTGATCCAGGTGGAGAAACAAATCTCGGTGTTACCAAACGTGTTTATGAAGAACATGGTGGTACAAAAGATATGAAAGACTTAACTGTCGAAGATGTAAAACCAATCTATAAAGAATCATATTGGGATCGAGTGAAAGGTGATCAATTACCTTCTGGTTTAGATCTTTGTGTGTTTGATTTTGGTGTAAATGCTGGAACAGGTCGTGCTGCTAAGTTTTTACAAACAATGATTGGAACAGTCGTTGATGGTGGTATTGGACCAAATACTTTGAAAGCTGTAGAATCATATGTAGATGAAAACGGAATTGAAAATACCATTCGCAATTATCAAGTTGCTCGTCAAGAATATTATGAAAGTCTTTCAACTTTCGAAACATTCGGTAAAGGTTGGACTAGACGAGTAAAAGAAACTACGAACTCTGCACTTTCTATGGTATAAAAGACTTTACTTCTCCCCTAT